GAATGTGAAGTAGTTTTTGGTATTTCTCAGTATAGGTAACATAATAAAATTTTTCTTTTAAGTTGAGTTACTTTCCGATGAACAACCATCAAATCCTTGATACATAGGCATTTCGAAAGTGTCCAATAGGATACGATAATGTTGGTCGTTCACATTGTGAACTAGCAAATATCCGACATTTAGAAAAGTGCCTTGAAGCCTACAGCCACAAGGGGTACAGCGATTTTGTGCAAAAAAACTTTTTAAAAAAGTGCCTTCCACCCTAGAGCCACAAGCCATTGAGCCACTTTTGAGATAATCTCCTTTAAAGGGGACTAGTAATAAAAAAACGTGTGGACAGTAATTGAAACGCTCAATCCGTTGATATAACTATAGATTATTTCAATGAAGTTTTTTTGTACTATTGATAGAGAAATCAAGAAAAAGAAATTGGAAAAGAAAACACGATAATTTAAAAAAGTAAAAATGTTAAGACAGTTTAGAAAAACGCTGAAACCGTTGATATATCTAGGTTTCTAGTACATTGAGATTTTTTGTACTATTTGAATAGGAATACAACTAAGACATTTCATTGATTACCATATAATTATGATAATGAATGAAGTATCTTACTTCACCACAAGTCACTTTTTGACTTTTACCTTCCTTTACTTATTGAGGGGGTGCTTGAATCTACAGGCACTCTCTCCTTTTTTTTACTCATAATTTTAACTATTAATTTTAATATCATATACAGGAGGTGTTGACAAATGGATTTAACATCTATTCCAATTGACCAATTAGTTAGTAATGGGATATTTGCAGTATTGTTTATATGGCTATTAGTAAATCAACAAAAAGATAGTAGAGAACGTGAAAGTAGACTTACTTCACAAATTGAAAAACAAAATGAAGCACAAGACAGAATAGTACAATCACTAGAACGATTGGAAACTCAAATATCACAATTAAAGGAGGTTAAATGATGGCTGAAATAACAAGTGCAGCATATCAAGATTTACGAGATTATATTCAATCAAATTGGAAATATATCGAATTACAAAATGAAAGTGGAGTAGCGATTATTAGGTTGTCACCTTCTGACAGCAGAGTGACTTATACAGCAGAAGGACAGACATTAAAATTACAAGTAGTTGTAAAGGGTTCTGATGCAGATATTAATACTCCTACAACATTTGCAAAGAGTGCTATATTTAAAGTGGTTACAGGTGGAAGTGCTTATAGCGTTGAAACTTTTACACCATTTACAATTGAATCAGATCAAGACGAATTAACGGTTATTCATTCTATCCAAGTTCCCCAAGTTGTGTAGGTGATTTCTTATGCAAGGAGCAGGAACACAAAGTAATCCTTATATCGTATCTACTCCACAAGATTTAAGCGATATTAGAAATAACCTTACAGCATATTATGAGTTAGCAAATGACATTGATATGTCTAGTTTTGGTAACTTTATTACTATTGGTAAAGTATCACCATTTTTTAAAGGGTTTCTTGATGGAAAAGGCTATAAGATTAAAAATTTAACTATCAATGAGACAACTGGATATGTCGGCTTGTTCGGAAGTATTGCAAATGACTCATCATATATTAAAAATTTAGGTTTAGAGGATTGTAATATTTCAGGTGGAACAGTTTCTAACTGGTGTGGCTCGATTGCAGGAGCATTGAATCATGGGACAATAGAAAATTGCTATGCAACTGGTACATTGCAAGGAAAATACATGGTCGGTGGATTAGTTGGACAATTCCCATATGGCACTATTAAAAACTCTTATGCAAATGTAAATGTTACAGGGTTTGCAAGGGTAGGGGGATTGGTAGGTTATTCGACAAGTGCAAATAGCATAGTTGAAAATTGCTATGCGAATGGAATAACTGTACATACAGAAACAGGAACAGCATATCCTGCAGGCGGATTAATTGGGGATGCAATAGCAATTACAATTACTAATTCCTATTGGGATATACAATCTAGTGGATTGACTTATTCAGAAGGCGGCATAGGAAAGACTACTGCAGAAATGAAAACTCAATCTACATATGTTGGATGGGATTTTACTTCTGTTTGGGGATTTAATAATGATTATCCATATTTACAAGTGTTTGGATTGCCGATAGCACCGCCAAAGGTCGTAAGTATTTCTCTTACGAGTAATATTTTGCCTATCATTTCTACTGTTAATACCAATAAGAAGGTTTACAAGGTCACAGAATCGATTCTAAGCCGAATAACTCCCTATTTGAGTAAGGAAAAACGAACAGAAAGAAATGTATCGACTTATTCCTTAGCGTTGCATACAAGTGTCTTAAAATCTAATAGAACAGTTAGAAATAGCACTCAAAATGTAAATACATATATTTTACCAATTCATTCTAATGTGTACAGACATTCCAAAAAGATAGAAGAAATACTATCCTGCATGAAGCCTATACAAGCCCGTACAGACGTTTTGTATCCACTTAATACAAATGTATATAACGCTTATTTAAACGTCCTAGAGAACCGTTCTGTGGCTTCTTATACGCTTAATATGTCACAAATAAATACAATAGAGAATCCATCTATTGTGGAGGTGATAGAATAATGGCATTTGTAGGGGATACAGTTAGATTAAGAGTCCAGTTTAAAACATTTACAGGACAATTAGTTAATCCTAATGATATTAAATTAACAATCTATGATAAACAAAACAATCATATAGAAGAAATAGAAATAACAGACAGCGATAAAGAAAATATCGGTGTCTTTTTTTATGACTACATTATACCCGATGATATTCTCGACTATTTTATTTTCGAGTTTGGAGGGCTACATAATGATAAGCCTATCCTTGCAAGGGGAAAGGTTAATGTCAAATTTAATTAATTTTAAGGAGGTGAAAGTATGGCTGAAGAAATTACATATACACAAGAGCAATTAAATGAAGCATTGGAAACAGCAAAAAATGATTGGAAAGAACAAGAATTAAATCCAATTGTTGCTGAAAGAGATGATTTACTTCAATACAAGCCAAAAGAAGTATCAGATGCAGAAAAAGCAATGGCTACTAAACAAGCCGAACTTTGGAATAAAGAAGTTTCTCTTTCACTAAAGGAACATGGATTAGAAAGTTTTGCTTCCATTGTGAAAGTTAGCAATGAAGAAGAATTAACAGGAGTTATTGAAACTCTAAACACATTTGTAAATGAATTAAAAGTGTCAATGGGTTATGTGCCTAATGACCATAACAAACAATCAGAATATAGTGCATTTGAATCCAAAAAGGATACAAAAGGCATGATTGCTTCAAAATTTAGCAAACTATTTAACTAAAAAATATTGGGTAGTGACCGACACTAGAAGGAGACTTATTTTATGTTTAAATCATCTAATTTTACTAATATGGAACAAATTTCGCTTGCAAAGGAGATTGCATTAATTGGAGTACAAGCAACTCCTTTCACTTCTATGTTAATGGCAAAAGGAAACGTTGAGAAAGCATTAAGCACAGTTTATACATGGAGAGCAAAAACACTTGATAATGCAGAAGATTTATCTGCGGTTGAAGGTTCAGAGGAAATTGTATTTTATGAAACTGCTAGAGCAGAATTAAGCAACATTTTAGAAATTTTTAAAAAAGGTGCTTCTATCAGTGGAACAGCAGTTGCAATGAAATCTACTCAATTTGCAGAAGAAGTAAATGATCGCCTATTAGAATTAAAAATTAACATGGAGAAAAAATTTATCAATGGATTAAAAGCAGATGGTTCTACTACTCCATTTAAACGTCAATTATCTGGATTAATCGAATTTGCTGATGCTACAAATGCTGTATCTGCAACTGGTACTGTAACAGAAGATACAGTAAAAGAAGTTATGCGTAACCTTTGGAATCAAGATTTAGCAGAAGGAACAGTATATGCTTTCGTTAATGCTGATATTAAAGAGCAAATTGATGCTATCTACAAAGACCGTTATGGATACTCTCACGTAACAACTAACTTTGGTCTATTAGTAGATTCTATCAATACAAACTATGGAACAGTACATTTTGTACTATCTAAACATGTTCCTGCTGACAAAATGGTAGTATTCAATGATTCTTACGTTGATCTAGCATACCTACGTGAGCCACACTTTGAGCCATTAGCAAAAACTGGTGACAATGTAAAAGGTCAAGTAATTGCTGAAGCAACATTGAAAGTAGGTTCTCCAAAAGGGGTAGCAGTTGTAACAGTAGCATAACCATACATATTGAAGGGGTAGGCAAAATTGTCTACTCCTTTTTTATTTAATCTAAAAGGGAGAAAAAGTATGAATATTAAGGATGTGTATTTTTTAAAACGTAGACAAAAGAAAATATCCATGCAGAAAATAGCCAAATACATAGGATGTTCCCAATCACTCATAAGTAGATATGAGACAGGAGATTGTGGAATGGTACAAAAAAAGATTGAACTATACAGAGAATATATAGATAAAAACTAATCAAACAATAAATCGAAGGAAAGTAGAGGTGAAAAAGTGAGAGTTATAGTAATTCGTTATGACTACTCCTTCTTTTAGTTTCAGTATATTAATTATAAACAATTAATTAATAAAATTTTTACTGAGGATTAAAAGGAGGAATCTAACGAGCGTAATTTTTACGTTGGTTAGAGTCATATACGACACATAGTGTTGTCAGAGGGTTTGCCATTGAGAAGGTAGTAGGAGAGTTTCAACTTTCGCTATTACGAAATGAAAACAATATTAAAGGATAAATTCCCAGAGTGGTGTTCTGATATGGAACATAATAAAAATACATTAATGTTAACAGATGATTTTGACTCTTTATTAGGTTGTGCAATAGAAAAGTATGTTAAAGGGAATGAAATTAATTATTTCTACAATTTTAACAAAATATTTGTTGCAGATAGAGAGGATAAAAGAAAGGCGATAGGAATTGACCTTGCTTTACATAAGGGGAAATCATGGTGTAATCATGTAGTTAGAATTAATGAAAATGATTATGTTAATCCACAAACAGCCAATATAAATGCCTTGTTAAAGGTTCATAGTGGGAATTATACAAAGAAATATGCAATGAGTACCGCCTTAACGATGTGGAGTTTTTATGGTTTACCATTACCAAAAACTAAGGAAGGGAAAATGCTATTACTTTGCGTAGATAGTTCATTCTTAGGGCATTACAATGACTCATTTAAAAGTATCCACAATCAATATTTGCAATTGTTGGGCTTTGATGAATTAGTAGACCTACTAAACCAAACGACTAAGAGTGAATATTTTAATCTACAACGAAAATTTAATACAAAAGCAAAAATACAATTGAATAGAGAAGGATACCTTCAAACAGAGTTACCCCTTGCAGAGTTGCAGGGGTTTTTTGATTTTCCCATTGAGTTACCTACTCAACAGTTTACTTTGAGAAACACATTTAAAGAAGCAAAAGGATATACACAAACTACTAGATCAAAGGATGAATTGAACAATCTAGTTAGTTTTGCCTTAACAGGTAAAAGAGAATTCAAATATACATTTTTAGGCTAACAAACATATATAGGAAGTATAGGGAGCATGTCCATCATGCTCCTATTTTATTTAATCTAGGAGGAAAATATTGTGAAAAAATCATTCTTTTTTTGCTACAACAAAAACGTGTCAGACTTTTTATCAAGTAAGTATATACCATTTATCACAGTTGCAAGAGATGTAAAAACAGGAAAAATTTTCAGTTTATATCAAATTGACGAACGTTTACAAACAGCATTAGACGAATACAAAAATAGATAATCTGAGAATCCAAAATTGTATTCTCAACGAACTAATCTTATATAAAATCGGAGGAAACTATTCTATGAAATACGAAGAATTAGAGAAATATTTACAATATGATGAAAATGAAAGCAAAGTGTTTATGCCAAATGAAATATTTGAGGATTTACAAAACAATATGAAAAATGGTACGCATATTGCATTTGCATATTCCTTTTATTACTTAATCTCATGGCTATACAGATATACAAAGTATCTGTACACAGTTGAAAACATAAAAGATATTAAGAGTATTCTTGGGTACAATCCTAATGCTAAAACAGTAGATTATATAATTAAAAAGAATGGAATATTAGATATAATGGGATATACTTCCACTGAAAGAGATTTTCCGATTATATGGCATTTTAAAGATGATATATACGATTTTGAAGAATTATCATTTACTATGTTTAGCGAAGATAGAGAACTATTACCAACGGATTTTTTAAATAAAGTAACCAATAGATTTGTTATTAAAGAACCTATTAAAGCATTTTATCGAACAAAAGTTGATTATGAGGAAGGAAATGAAAATGGAACGTTTTTTGAAGTGGATAATACTCATTTAATTCCATTTGAAGTATTTATGTATTGCATGACAAATGAAAATTTAGGTTGTACAGGATTCTATCTATACAGTTATATCAAAATGCAGAATCAACGATTCCAAGGTGCATATGATTGTCCAATGTTGACATTAGCAGAAAATACAGGATTGGCAAATA